ATAGCCACGATAGCGGTGGTCGTATTGCCTTTCCGGACTGCGAGAGAAAGAAAAACGCGCCCACTGCTCGTGACCACGTTGCTTACGGTTATTGTACTACAGAGAGAGGCGGGTTGGCAAGATTACGTCGTAAACGTCGTACCATCCGCTCGTGTCACTGTAATATTCTGATTGTACGAACGCATCTTCTCATGAATCTTAGTCAGTTCTTCTTCGCTCGGCGTGTAGTCACCGTCGACACCAAGTAGTTTATCAGCCGCTTCTATTTCTTCAGCAGTGATAACGCGAACATTCGGATCAGACAGTTCCTTGCCGCTTTTATCTACAAACGCAATGTCGACGTCAACGATACCATTTTCGTCCGGTCTGCTCATGCCTTTAATTATATAATCCTGACCGCGCCCAAGCAATATCTCTTTCTCATACGGATATTCAGAGCGCTCAAGCAATATGGCGTTTACATCAAGTCCATGATAACCTTGAGGCACTTTCACCCGCAACAAGTATTTATACGGGTCGCTTGCACCGAACGCAAAACTTCGTCCAACGATATTATCGCGACTCATCGATAAAAAGCCCTTGTCATTGAACGTATCACCAATGGCCAGTTGATTTTTCAAACCAAAACCGCGATAGAGTATAGTGTCATTACCGAGCGCAGACTTTGCAATCATCTTATCTAACCGTTTCACTGCCTCAGTCGCATGCGAACTAATAGCAGTTCCGGTTCGGAGGTGTTCATTTATCTCCTTGTAGTAAATCCCCTGGTACATCAATAAGGCTTCAGTGTCGACTTTAGTAACACCTTTCGCTAGTACGCCAGTATCAATCAGCTCCTGCTTGCGCGTTGTTTTGAGATGCTCTACCTTGTCAGCAAGCTCTTCGTTCTTCATGCCGGTGACTTCAGGTAGCTTATAATCGTCCGACATCTTACGTATCATCACCCATATACAACGGCAGTTGAAGTGCAATGGCGGCTGCCACTTCGTCGTTTTGCGCTCTTCGGGAGTGACAATACTTCCATCCAGCGCGCGGCAGGTCGAGCAGGTTTTGCCATCTAGTAATGCAGAGTATTCGTACAGGTCGCCATTCTTCTCAATCGACGTAAACACGTCATTCCGGCCATTATTGATACCTCGCCCCACAATAGCGCTTGCTGTTGGCTTCAGTATGCTTGCCGCCCAGGCGAGCAATGCTAATTCAAGCGCTTCTAGGAATATATCAGTCACAGTAGTTATTTCGTCCGCTAGGTGTGTTGGTTGCTTCAATCGCTGTTCGGCAATAATACTCCGTATATCATCCTGCTGCTTCGTAATGACGAAGTCTGTCATTTCACGGATTGTAGCCATAGCTTCGCGGCTTGTAGCCGGTGCTGGCACGTTATGCTCGTCTGCCGCACCGTTCTTAGCGTAGTTGTAGGCGTTACGGATTGTTGAGTTAACGAGTTTAGCGTACTCAGTTGGCAATTCGACGACTATATCCTTTGCACTCTTTGTAGCCATGTCGCCTGCTACTAGCTGCTTGAGGAAGTCCGTCATGATAGGTTCGGCGGCAGTTACGAAGTTATCCTCCAACGAATCCATCTTGGCATTGATATCTTCGAACTTTACGTTCTGTTCGGCAGGCGTGAGCGGTCTCCACCACTTCATTTCGGTGTCGCTTAGAAATTTACCGGCATTACTGCCAGAATCCTCCTTATCGTCGCCAGACTCTTTATCTCCGTAATTAATGCCCACAGAAGGCACGCGCATGCCGCCTATAGCCTCGCGCAGCGAGCGAACCCACTTCTGAACAGTCTCAGGGTCGTTTTTTACGTAGGCAAGCGTTACGTGCGGCGTGTATGTTCCAAAGGTGTTCACATGCGGCAATAGCCCGAGGCGTTCATGCGCTTCTGTCAGTCGACCATCATATACACGAGCGATAATCGGCACAGACTCCGCACCAGGTTCTACCGGGAACGAATCAATATCATCAAGCGCTACACTGTCGCAGCGCCACCCGCTCAAAACTGTATCGACTTCTGTTTTTATCGCGTTGCCATTCTGTAGTAAGCCGAACAACAATGATACATGAGGTTGTACCTCTGCTACCGCGCCCATCGTATGCCCGCCCGGCTTTGCTTGCACTAGGTCAGCTGCGCCATTCTCTACATGCCGTACGACATCAAACGGCTGCAGGTCTAACATAATACAGCCGAGTTTATCTTCGTCGACACCCAGGTTATCGTGTAGACCGGGAAAATCTCGCGCGCTGATTTCAGACAATTCCTTGCTGTCTTTCAATTTCTTTACATCCGCCTCATCAATGTCAGCATTTTGCTCAGGTTTCTTTACATCTGCTTCACTATTCTCTTCGTTGTCAGCCGCAGCCTCCTCTTTCTTAGCTTCTTTCGCTTCGCGCTTCTCACGTTCCTTGCGAACCTGCTCTAGGTCGATATCAAGGCGGTTAGCAGCTTGCTCTTCAATACTCTTTATCATGTCGTCGCTAATGTGGTCTTTTTCTACAAGCTTCATGAATGCCTCCCACATTGTTTCGACAACATCGCTCGTGATATCGTCGTATCTAAACTCAGGGTAATGCGGCGTAGCGAAGTTCAAGTCGATTAAGTCGGCGATAATGAACTGATTGATATGCTCTTCGATTTTCGTCATGAATGCCTTAAGCGACATCATCATTGCATCTTTGAGGTTGTCGCTTAGCGCATACGAGCCGGTATTGCTTTTTCCTTGCGAGCTCATCAGCATAAACGTAGCCAGAAATGCACGAGCCATCTCAGAGTTCTGCCGTTCGATAGACTGGTGCGGGTCGCGACCATTCTGCGTAATCTCTTTCACGTCATAGCCATACGGTATTGAGGCAACAGAATTACGTTCGCCGAGTTTTGATAGTGCCCTGAGAACCTTGCTTACGAGAGCGCCGCCCTTAACGCTCTCATCGCTTGCGAGTGCGTTGTCGCCTTTACGAATGAGCACTTTCGGTTTAATAGCGTCAGCCTGTAATGCAATACTATCAAGGTATTCTAGCTTATGCTTCTTCTCATACGGACGCCGCAATGACCGCAGTGCACTTCGACCATACAAATAGTCGCGTGACTTGTTGTGCGTAAATAAGAATGTCTTATACGCCGGTAGAATCACATCAACCGTTCTCTCGCCATATCCCACGACTTGCCGTGCACCGCCATAGCCACCAGCCTCGTCGCGGATTAGCGTAATGCCAATACTATCGCGATGAGCAAGCTTCTTCAGTACATATTTACCGTTTTCGATTTTGTAGACTTTCTCCCACAACTGGAAACCATCGACGATTGATAGCATAAGCTCGTCTTGAAATAGCGTGAATGGCGACTCCATACCGCCTTTGTATGGCGGTTCAAATAGGTTGGTACGGACAAAGTTCGCCTGCTCCTCGCTTGCATCATCCTTACTCGCGTCAATACGATAGGTAGCGGCGATAATCGGCAGCGTGAATACATTGAATAGCGCTTCGACTGTCGGGTCTCTGTCTACCATCTCGCGGTACTGCTTGATTGTCACCTTATCGCTGCGCAGCTCCTCATGTTCATAGCTACTGAATATAACTTCGCCGGCAACACCAACTTCACGCGACAATTCCTTGGTTGATTGTACGTTTTTATTCTTTATGCCAAATAACTTCATGTCTATGTTTCCAATCAAAAATAGCCACGAATTTCCGTGACTACATTGCTTACGTTAATTATAACACATAGTCATCGTACTCCTCGCCATCGTCGTTATCGTCAGAACCGATATCATCATACGAGCCGGCAAGTGCAATTTCTTCAGTAGAGGCGATTGCTCCATCGATGAGTAGCATGCGGATAGCATACACCATAGCGTCTACCATGTCGTCGTGGCTGCTATTCGGAAACTCCATCAGCTGGTCATAGAGGTCTTGCACGCCAGGCGCACCTTGTATGAAATGCACCCGACCACTTTCAAAGAACCGACTCACGGCAAGCAAACGGCGTGTTTTGTCTTTGTCTGGTTTTTGTGGGATAATAGGCAATCCTGCGAGCATGTCGCGGAATACAAGCTGCAAAGCACCAGCCTCAACGCCTACCGCGTTTGGATCGAATGTTTCGTAGAGCGTAGATATGTAATCGGCATTCTTCTGCGGCGATAAACGCTTATTGCTCACATGGTAGATGTACACGTCGCCTTGCACGCTTAGTTCGGCAATCACAATACCAGTCGGGTCGGCAGCCGAGCGTTCGCTTACCGCAGGGTCTACCGCCATTACTCGCGCCGATACGTATCGCTTATCGGGTCTTGCTTCCGCCCACTTTACCCAGCCTGGTTGGATAATCATGTCATCTTCATCAAGCGGTTTGTTCTGATACTCCTGAGCGAATGCGACCGAACCGATGTAGCCGTCGCATTTCGGGTCGTCTCGCATGGCTTTCAGTCGCTCCAGACTCATATGCTCCGGCCAGAGAGCGTACTCGTTGCCATCATCATCCGTCATAATCGCCCGATAGAGCTTCGTGTTCCAGCTTGCGAACATCTCTCTATGCCTTAGTATGTTCTGCAGCAGTGAGTCGTGGTGTAGTACTGTACCGACCATAATAGCGCGTCCATCGCGGCTTAGAGCCGGTAAGCACGCCTTAATTAGCCAATTCTTCAGCTTCTTGCGCTGTTCGGCCGTAGCAACACGTTCGTCATTCTCTAAATCGTCGATAAGTAGCAGATCTGGCCGGTGCTCACGGTAGCGCAAGCCTCGTATCTTCATTCCAGCACCTTTAGCGACCCATTTAATGCCAGTAGCTGTCACAAATTCGCCATCACGCCACTCTTCGCTCATTAGATTGCCGTACAGCCATCGAACCTTGATGTTGTTCTCAAATTGGTCTTTCAGCGCATTCACGAACTCAATTGATTGCGTCACAGTGTCTGAGATGATGACGCCGAAGTGGTGTTTCTCAGTCACTGTCGACCATAGCGCGTAAGTAAAGTCGATTGTCGTACTCTTAGCATGTCCGCGCGGTGCAGCGAATGCCAAATATTTATTTGACACGTCAGCGGCGGCAGATAGCATTTCACGGTGGAAGTTAGGTGTCTCTAGTGCGATATAATCATCGTTAATAAACCAGCCGAACAGATGGATGTTTGCGGGGCGTGCAAATACGGAACGTAGTATGCGGCGTAGTCTCGGCTTATTGCTTCGATATTTCTTACATACTCGCCGAATATCGTCCCGCGACAAATCATCCAAAGATGGCTTCGTCAAGCTCGGCATCGGTTAGTTCCTTGTCTTCTTTGGCTTTCTTCAACTTCAGATCACGCTCATCACGCCAGCCGCAAACATTCTTCATGGTGAATATTACAAAGCTCGCCGATGTTTTGCCGCTCAAACCAATTTCAACTAAAAACTCACGCTGTAATTCTTTCGCAATCTTATAGGATTCGGAAAACTCTTCATGCTTCTTTTTCCATTCATGCAAAGTATCTATGTTCACGCCTATCTTTCGTGCAAATCCTGCAAACCATGGCATCTTAGCTGGTAATCGCTCCAGCTTCACCTTTCCATCTACTTCAGCATCCTTAATAATCTCCATCGGATCAACGCTAAAGTAATCTATAAGCTGCTGGCAATATTCCGGTCTATAGGCAGTTGGTCTACCTATTTTCTTTTTATTATGTTCAGGTTCTCCGTGTATAGCACCATTGTTTTTAATAGCAGTTCCCTGCTTCTGCTTCTGCTTCTGCTTCTGTAAGGATTTTCCTGATTTCTTTTTTGCTGCCATGGTATATTTCTCCAAAATAAAAATAGCCGCTTATGTGGCTACGTTACTAGTGCTTATTATAGCATTGCGGTATTAAGGTTATACTGTGCAGGACGTAAAACCCATAGGGTACATTTTTGGCGGTTATGTATTCTACGGGCATACTATTATGCGAGAAATACCCGTAGGAAGTGTTTGTGTAGATATACGTTCTACGGGTAAAATAAAACCCGCCCCTATTGCTAGAGGCGAGAGAAAGTTCGCTTGATGACTAAACCAAGCAGATATAATTGTATGCTATTTGTCTTTGTTTTTCCACCGTTTGGCAGCACCAGCTCGTCCTCTTTCACGAGCAATGCGAGTACGCTCTTCGGCACTAATGTTTTCCCAAATCTTTTTACCTCCCCTTGATGTAGCTTCTTGTAGTTTTTTATATTTCTTCTCTATCTCCTTGAGCTTGTCGTATTCGGCTTTAGTAATTGTTATTGTTTCTTCGTCCATTCTTAATCCTCCTTGGCTTTACTAAATTCCCTGTTCTTAAATAGTGCCGCTAATCCGCTAACCTGCTTGAGTCGTAGCAATTCGTCTGCGTCCATGCCGATGTTCTTCATAATCCAGGCGTCACTCATACCACTATCGACCAATTCAGCCACGATGTTAGTCATCAGTTCGATGGAATGGCTGCCTCTTGCTCGGTTATGCCGAATAGTCGATGCCATACGCTGTTCAATCGGTTTGTCTATCACGACGACGGGTAATTTGCCATTTTCGCGTTCAAAAATATCCTTGTGCGTTTTCATGATGGTGTAGCGATGATAGCCGTCGACGATTTCATAATTTTCGTTGTCAAGCTTATAACAGACTATCGGCATTGTATAGCCGTCCTCCAGGATAGATTTATAGAGCAGTTTCATTTCCGGCGGGGCTACGGCGTTTGGATTGTAGGCGTTAGCATGAATCTGTTCAATCGGCACGGCACGCACGGTATAAACTGGTGATTTCATTATAGTATCTCCTTATATTTTTTGATTGCGTTCTTACGCTTTTCCATTTCGTATTTTGTTTGTGAAAAACCCATATATTTACAGAAGTGGTCGTTCTTCATAATACAAATACACATGCGTTTATAGGTTGGTATTTCGCGAAATTCTGAAATATCAATATCGTCAAGGTAATCCATGCGTACCGGCAGCTTGTCGGTTTTGTAGTTTGTCTTGTCGCCAACGGCAATGTTGATGCCGCGCTCTTTAAGCTTATCGACTGTGTCGCTTCCCAGCACACCACCGCGTTCTTTCCAGAACTTTATACTCGTATCCAATTTAGCCTGATAGCGAGCACGTACATCTGTCGGCAACGTGCTAAGCAGGAACTTGCAATAGCTTTTCCAAGTGTGCCCCTTAGGTAGCGTAATCGACTTCCATCCCATAGCGGTCGTGCCGCCGTATATTCCAGTGAAGTTGACGCCGTTGACTCGCGATACGAGCTTGCCCCATGTATGAGGCTCAATTACACGATAGAGCTTCAGACTATCCTGCGCCGCATCGTTGAATGGGCTCGCCACACGCATTGCGTCAAGCGGTACACCAGCCTGATGGTAGAGGTCATAAAGTTTGTTGTACGAATAGCCAAATTTAGCGTTGGCCGTCCAAATATCTTCAGTAATCCAGTCGTAAATCGGATAAAAATTAAATACATCACTTGCCATCTGCTTCGAATACTGCCGACCCATGAATGTACGGTAATTTCTGTCAGAATGAATAGCGCGCCATCGATTGAGACTTTCCTGCGTGCGAATACCGACCAGGCATGCTGTATGTCTCGCATTGCGCTGTTTATGTAACCACACGCCAAATTTATCTTGAAAAGCATAGTCCCACATATTGCCGTTCCAGAAATCGAATTGATGATTATCGATATTTATACTGTCTTTCGGCAATTCTCGCGTCCAAATACCACGCTCCGTGACATTCCACGGCTTCCAGTGGTCTTGAAACATCGAGGTCGAGCACTGTGCCTTAATCGGCATGCAAATATGGTAGAACCTCACTCCGGTCGGTAAACTATGTTTTACTTCCTCTACGTAGTCGGTTGTCATCTGATATTGCGCCTCGTAGTCAATGTGCATAACTGATACATCAGTTAACCGTTCAGTTTTCTCTGCGTAATCCAACGTCAGGTTTAGTAGTACGCCGCTATCCTTGCCTCCACTGAATGACACGCAAATATTGTCGAAGTGGTCGAATATAAATCGTAAGCGCTTTTGAGACACCTCATAAACATTCATAACGTCCATCCTTTATGCATTTAATGATATTATCAAGCGTTCTCTCTTTTTTGTCGAGACTCGAACGAATAATACGTTCCAGCCCGACGTCGACGAAGAAGTCGTAAATTTCCACATTTTTCGTCTGTCCGGTGCGGTAGATTCGGTGCATTGCCTGAATTTTGTCTTTATAGTCGAATGTTTGCGTTAGAAATGCCATGCGGTGACAGAACTGCAGGTTCAAGCCAAACGCACCCGTCCCGTATGTGCATATCAGGACCTGGTACCTACCGGCTTCGAAGTCGGCTAGATTAGCTTTATGCCGGCCGGAATATTCAGCCGCATTCGGTAGCATTTCCAGTAGGCGGTCAACTTCATCCAAATATTTCACGAATATTATTAACTGCTCATCGCCAACAATATCCATCAGCTTGCGGTATTTGTCGTCGCACACTGTATAGGTATGCTGTAGTTTTTGGGTAATCTCCAAGAAATTGATAAACAATCCTCGCAGACTTTCGTCTTTCGCTAATCGGTAATTATCATGTTCCTGTTCGTTCATCTGACACTCGATGTCCGTAGTGCACATTTCGACTGGAATATCCAGGTCGGCATCAAAGATATATGGGCGAATCATCTCAATCAGTGCCGCTTCGTTAGCCGGCTTACTCCAACGTCGCCACGCCCGATAACCATCTTTGTAATATTCCATGAAATAGTTGGCAAACTGCGCTTCGGTCATGTTGAGGATGTTTGGGCTAATGAAATTTATCTGTGGCAACAGGTCAAGAATACTACGCGTTGTTGGTGTTCCATTAAGTATTAAACGAAAGTCGAAGTGATCGTAGTACCCGATTAGTCGTTTTGTTCGTTTAGCGTCTAAATTCTTAATCTTTATACTCTCATCGACAATACAGAAACTGCGCGCACTATCAGCTAGGTTCAACATATCCATAAACTTCTCATCGGACATTGATATACTTTCGACAGAGAATGTCCGCACGTTTGGCATGAAATCGCACCATTTCGCCATTTCGCTTCGGTAATTCTGATCGTTAAGCAGGCTCGCTGGTGCGATCCAAATGATAACATCGTTCTCGCGGTTGATCCTCTGACTAATCCAGTCCATGGCAACCTTAGTTTTGCCAGTGCCCATTTTCATGAACAGTGCACCGGCACGCAATCGCGACAACTTATCAACAGCGCTCGCTTGGATCAAATCTAACCTCATCGATTGGTTGTTGATCATACACTACCTCTAATTTTGGTGGAATGTGGCGGTAGAAGTACTCTAGCAAACCTTTTTCGTCGACTAGATTACGCCGTACCGCCATCACCCGTTCATTTCTAATGCGATACCCACCTTTGGGCAACCAACACTCTTTCGACCCGATGAGGAATAAGGTTGCCCGTGGTGTTTCGTGGATAATGTCCTCGTATTTAACGTACGCCCAATAATCACTCGAAGTATTTGGCGAACTCATCGGCAGACATTTCCCACTCATCAATTTTTTCAAATTTATTATACTTGCCCTTGCCGTTCTTAAACAGTTTGAATACAAAATCGTCAGTAAAGCTAATGCTCATGTGGTAGTCGTTCTTGCCGGACGTCCGTACTAATTTAGCTGGATGCCAGAACAACCAGTTCGATCCAGGCAGCTTGATTAAAACTGCCTTGCCGGTTTCAGTTTGGATAAGGTTACTATTAGCTGATACATTACGCCAGGTTGTCACAATTGTTATGCTCCCATAATTTATCGGCGGCTGTAGTGATGAGGAAGTTTATCTTAGATATTAATTATTATCGACCAATTTTCGTATTTCTCCGTTTGAGTATTTCAATTTTAACGGTTATCTTTAATCTTGCAATTTGTATAGTTGCTTTAGTCATTTGTTGAACTTTCTGCCGCCGAATTTTTAACTTTCTAGTGAAATCTCCTCATCACTGTTTCTATTCTAGCAAGCTAGCTCGCTATTGTCAACACTTTTGCAAAGATTTTAGGGGCGAATTATTCCGCCCCGTTCTTCTGCTTCCGTTTCCGCCGCTGTTTCTTGCGCAGCGCTTTCTTTGTCATTAAAACACCTCATCATTGCTTAGATTCACTAATCGCAGTGACGGTAATCGTGCCTCAATGAAATCACGAGCTTCGTCGAACCCGCGGCAGACGATCGCCTCAATGCCGGCGTCGTTTAGCGTTTTAATCCACTGTTTTTGTTCCGGCGAGACTCGTCCGCCTTTTTTACGCTTTAGCTCGATGGCGACAAGACGAGAAGTGAATATAGACTTTTTATCATCACTACCTTTAGCAGTCTTCCTTATGTCATATCGAACCCAGCTGGTTGGAATAGCCACAAAATAGTCTGGAACGCCCTTTGCTTGTCCCATGCGCTTCATTTTGGCAGTTCTAAGCATTGCGGTGCGTCCGCGACCTGATTCGTTTGCTACATGGAAGAATGGCAACTTCTTCAGGCGTAACCATTGCGCGAGCGCCTCAGACTCCATATCTTCAGTTGGGTTGTCATAGCTACTCAGATTTGGCATCATCGCTACTTTCTTTATTATCGTTCTTTTCTGGCAGGTAAGCTCGTAGCATTTTTGCTGCGCCAACAACCACCGCCAGCTCGCTTTCAATCTCACAGTTAGCTTCATCTGCTATCTTTACCAGTTCCTCAATCACGCCACGTGGAATGGCGATAGTATCGCCACTCGCACTAGTATTCTTAGGTTTATTACTATGAAATAATGCAAGTTTGTTGATTGTTTCGCCATCAAGTTTTGCTGTTTCATTTTGATTGTCGATCTCGTCTACAAGTTCTTTGTCAATCATTATTATCTCCTCCTTTGTTCTGCCCGTAGAACGTTTTATCTAAAAAAACACGTTCTACGGGTTCAACCGCATAACTGGTTGGCTATATAAGATGATGATTTGCCGAGAGGCTGCAATCCTTCACGCGTTAGCAATAATGCTACTGTAGCGCCGTTTCAGTACTCGTATAGTCACATCACAACTGCGCAACTGACTTTACTATTTTACATTCTGCGCTTTTTTGTTTTCATGCCAGTGGTCGTATCAAAATACGAGGCTTGGCCTAAACTGTCAGTTAATCGTTACCAATTCCGTCACTTGTCGAAAATGGTTTTCTACAGGGTATAATTTGTACCTGGTTGAGCAGTTTAACGACTTGCTCAGGTCAAGGCTTTATTCAGCAGTTGGCTCGCCAAACTCCTCGATAAATAAATTGAGTGCCTCTACTGGTGTTTTACCGAACGCCACTCGCTTGTCTTCTTGAACATTTGTGAAAGTGCTGTCATGACAGAACCATGAATCGCCGTCTGATTCTATGATTAGGCTTGGTACTTTGGATGGTGCGTATTCTTGCATCGCTATACTCCTTTGTTCAGTTGATTCCCACCCAGTTTATTGACATATGGCAGGTCATTGGTTAATCAATCGGCTCTAGGTCTTTAATTGCCTTTTCGACATCAGCCTTTTTGTACTTTTTGCCGTCTATTTCGATAGTAGGCTCTGGAGTGTTTGATCCAACGGGTTGGTATTCAAGCTCACCCAATTCAGCTGCAGTATACCAGCTGTATGCGGAGGCGTACTCTCTATCATAAGATAAAAGATAGCACCCATTTATCGTTGCAAGAACCTTTCTTATGCTATCCGTATTTTCAATAAAATCTCCGACATGAAGAGTAGTTAGAGTTTTCTCAACAGGCTCTAGCATTTCGTCCGCCCAGACGAAAGTGCACCCCTCAACTCCGTAATAGTCTCTTTCTGCACGATCGATCGTGAGTACTTTTCTGCCCATCCTCGCCATATGACTATTACAGCGCACACCATCATAATGTTTATTTGCGATAAGCCCTTTGCGAACTCTGACTTTATCACCTACTTTGAATTTATTTGCTGACATTAAACCTCTCCTAATTTTTTGATTAATTTATAAACACCGCGTCCATCATTAGTCATCCTCCTTATGATTCCGCCAATAGCACACTACTTCAGCTATCAACATATACCCAGCGAACGCCATCGATGCCGCTACTGCGATTTGCGATAATATCGGAATCACCCATGCAATAATGGCCATTCCGATAATACCTAGCAATGCCAGCACTGATTGTAGTGTTACTTTTATTCTTCTGCTCATCTTATACCTCCTTTTGTTTTGTAATCTTGTGAATCGCAATGTCTACGTCGGATGCGCCGTTCTGTATTAGCCATTGCTTTGCCTTTCTAGCAGTTAGCTCGTCGCTGTATGGCTTGCTGTGTTTCTTGCCATCCTTGTCGAGCCAGCGAACTATGAACGTTACGCCATTCATAGCGGCAGTTTCTGCGCTTTGTGTTTGTCTACCATGTCCGGACTATTCTGCATCATCCAGGCGTAATACTTGTCATAGGCGTCTTTCTTCAGCTCACCGGCGAATAGTTGCGCACCAAGCAATTCAATTTTTGCCTGCTTTGCGGCACGTTCTTCGGCGTTCTCTATCGCTGTTTCAATGTCGCTTACAGTATTACACCTAGTACAGCAGATACGCGTACCGCTCATACATTCCCATTCATGAATATGTGCCACGTCTACTCCTTTCCTGCTTCCACGGTCATGCCCCCTCGCATCGGACACGACCGCTTCCGTAAGCGTTGGCTGCTGCGTGTAATCTCCTCCACGCCATTTAACCGCACACTTTACCAGGTCTCTAGTCGGGAAAGGTTTGGGAAAAACCGCCTAGAAGTCGGGCACCAACGCTAATGTTATTTTGATTGTTCTTTCGCGGTAAGCTTGCCGAGATGCGCCCAGGCACTCGTCGAATGGTTGAATAACTTGCTTTCTTTCAGCCATCCGCCGGCGAAAGCCTTGCGGCATACGTACCACTTACCGTCTTTGTTTTTCTTAATGGTGCGCACGGTCGTAAGCGACCTACGAAATACACTCTTCATTGCTTTTTATCTCCAAGGGCTTTTTGCTTTTTACCAAGTAATGGTTGCCCGTCTCACTACTCAGATAGTTATCATTTACGATATCTAGGAACTTATTCGCATCTTTCGTGTCGAACAAAATGATATTGCCTTTGTCGTCTGTCATTAACTCAATGGCCATATTGTCGGCGATATCGAGGACAGTCTCCTGGCTCGGCAGACTCTCAGTGTTAACTTCGAGCAGGCGCTTTAGTGTCGACTTGCTTTCGCGCGCCATTACGGCGAAATCATTAAACATATTCGGTAGTATCAAGCTATACCGATTACTAATTGCCTCGCCTATTTCATCAGACGTGCGAATATCCTGAATGTTATAGTCGAATGCTTTCGCGAACTTTGACTGGTCGAATATGAATATTTCGCCGCCAACTATCAGCATTTGATTATCCATCGGCATATTAACTGTCACGTCAGCTAAGTGAGACTCTGCATTGCCACCATCAAAATCCCACACATGACCCACAGAAATCGACGCAGACGGTGGTAAATACTTCGCGACGTAGAACGATACGTTTTTATCGTCCGGATGCGTGTAGTGCGCTACAATTCCTTTCATGCGCTTGAATTCATGGTTGTGCGTCGAAAATTCAAAGATACCGGCACGATCCTCTTCAATTTGCCGAACCAGATATCTCACGCGATCGACATCGCTGAGAGGCAGATACGGTAATTGCTTAGAGTCTCGTTTATCGTAATCAACCAGGTTGACGACATTCACGCCAATCGCCGCATCAGTCTGTATCTCGTTGATTATTCCATACAGGAACATCATCGGTAGTTCAATCTCTAATGCGGGCGATACGCGTAAACTATATAGCACAGCGTTCTTATTGAAGAGAAACAGTTCGCACTGCAGCCCTTTTTTCATGCTGTCCGCTTGGTTCGCCCATAAGAATATATCTGTCATATAGCTAAATTCCCAGTATCCAGCCTAATAGCCGCAACAACCCCTCAACTACTACCAGCCCGATAGCAATAACAACTGCCATTGCAATGATTTCACCTATTTTCTCCGACGGGTTTTTATCTGCCATAGTTATTCTCCTTAAATTATTGTTATTTACCTGCCAAGCGCTCTGTCCAGAAATCCGTAATCAGTTAGATTATCGAGCTTCTCAATAAGCACTCTGCGTTGCTCTCTAGCGAGCTGTATGCGCTTCATAATGTCGCGCAATCGCTGTAGCATTTTCTTCATATTACTTACCTTTCTTTGCTTGTTAGCCGCTCTTGCGGGCTGGTGGATAAATCTACCGCAACATAGGGTGTCACGGGGACGGAGTTATGCAAGGTGCCAAGCATCTTTTAGGTTGTTCCGTCCTACAACGTAGTCGCCCACCAGCCCGCAAGAGCGGCTAATTATCTTACGCCCGCCACCCCCTTTCGTTTCGTAAATCCTGCGCTGCTGCCATTCGCTCATCCATTGCTTCTACCTCTTCCCGCCGGCGCTGCTCTGCTATGTTAATCAGCGCTTCATTTATGTCGATGTTATTTAAGGTGATTGCGTCGTAGAACCAGTCGCCGAGCGATAGTGCTTCGCAAAACTGTCGCGCAGCATCTTCTGAATCTTCAGGTAAATGGTCTACAAGCTCGCCAATGTTTGCCGACGAATGCTCAGCAAGCACTTGCTCATCGATAAACGTTGTGATGGATTTTGTGTCGGCGTTCATCGTCTCTCCTTGTCATATTCATCGACTCGGTATACATGATCCGGTAAACGTCCGTTCTGTTGCAGAAACCTCTCAATTTCCTCGTCATTTATCGTCACGATGGTTGTCGTTTCGACGGTAAATATCTTGTATCTACCGTTGTTGAAACGTTGACGCTTCTCAGTGTCGATAATGTATTTTCGCGAGCCTTTTTGGATTATCTTTTGGTCGTTCATATTCCTCCTTTCTCCTAGCAATACAATCCCTGCAATCGCTCCAGATTCTTCGAGCGCGGATTTTGGTACAACATGTCGCCATAGCCGGTTAATTGCTCTGCGCCATCCTCGTCCAGAATGATTCGGCTATTCATCGAGTTCGTTACGCTGAACGCAATCTTTGTCGGGAAGTTGGCTTTAATTAAGCCAGTCACGACCTCACGGCTTGGACGCTGTGTTGCGATAATTAAGTGAATACCAACAGCACGCGCTTTCTGGGCGAGCCGTACGATTGATTCTTCGCAGCTTGGCGGCATAGTATCTTCTATCGTCCGCTTCAATGCTTCCTTGGTGATTTTCACCGTCAAAGTGCCAGTTTTGCTGTCTCCCAGCAGTTCCGTCAGCTCCTGGTTGAATACCTTGATATCAAGCGTTTTAATGCTCGGCGACGTATCGGTCATGATGAGGTCGGCGAACTCGTCGATAATCGCAACGATACGCGGCATATCATCGCCTTTGTAATCGTCGATTTTACGAACACCTGCGTCGCGCAACTTTGCGTAACGCGCATTCATCGTGGCAACTAGATCGTCAAGAGCATACGCAGCTGTTTCAGCTTCAGTTACAACCGGCCGCAGTAGATGCTTGTCGCTTTCGTAACCGGCAAATTCTACCTGTTTTGGGTCGATAAGCAACAGTTTTAGCTTGTCGCTATCCAATTGCTTTGTGAGCACTTGCAGTATCACGTTTAGCATGACCGATTTACCCGAGCCAGTTTGTCCGGCCACCAGCAAATGAGGCATCTCCGTAACGTCACCGTAGTGAACTTCGCCAAAGATATCTTCGCCGATCGGAATACTCATCGTGCCTGGTTTCAGGTGTCTTTCCTCCAGGTCGATTTTCCGTCGTTCTGGATTTGGCACTTCGATGCCAACCAGGTTCGTGCCAGGGATTGGCGCGATGATTCGTACAGACTCGGCTTTGAGTGCAATAGCAATGTCATCGTGTTTTTTCGCGATAGCATTCATTGCGACACCACGGTTTGGTCGCATTGTGTAGCGAATAACGGACGCCCCTTTGTATGTTTCGCCCATGATTCCGCCATAGCCAAACTCTGTGAACTTCCGCAGTATCAACTCTTCAGGAGTACCGCTATCTTCACCAACATCGACTGTCACATTGCGCGGTGCGAACTTCTCAACAGCGTTTACCTTGCGACGGATTTTCGTCGCATCAAAACCCTCTTCCATGTTCGAAACCAGTTGCATTGACTCAATACCGTTGATGTAATCGCTTGGGTTCGGGAAGAACTTTGCGTTGTCGTCGTTCACGTATGAGAACACGTTCGTGATGATTTTCTGCGCAACCGGCGCAAACTCCAGTAGCGATTGCCTGTCGTACTCAAAACCTCGCACCTGCGGCGAACCATCGCGGTTCTTGCTTTTCTTCACTTCTAGGAACTCGACAGATTCTACTTGCTTATCATAATCAGCTTCAGCGAGCACTAGGTAAATGTAGCCCTGTAGCAGATACTTGTAGTTCTCAACATACTCAGGATCAAGCGGGTCGTTTGTTGGCGACGAGTAGGCGAACACTGTTTTGAAGTCTTTCACCTTGATCGTGTTATCCGAACTGCCTGCAGCGATGATGTCAGATACCCCTACCATCGGTACGCCGTTTACTGCGTGCTCCATTCGCTTCTCAGTCGCCAGCACATCCATCGGACGCGCCTCTTCAAACCAAACGTTTACTGTCGCAGTGTATTCCTCAATCATCTTTTCGCGACTGCCAGTCTTGCCGTAATCAATCTCGTAATCGCTCGTATCATTGATAGCCTCTAATCCAGCAGCAACTGCGTCGTTGATATTACCGCCATCTTCGCTGTAGTACGTTTCCATCGCCTTGTGGAACGCTGTGCCGACGACCATAGCCGGCGACTTCGCATTATCGAACACTTTCGCGATATAACGCTTCTGAAACTCAACCTGGTTGCGTAGAAACGTAATGATTGCCGAGTAGCTTAAATGGTCAACCCTCGCCATGTCGCATCTCCTCGTCCGGATCGGCATCAATCACCTTGTCGTTAGCGATTTCCTCTTCGATGTACAAGCCACTGATATCAAATCCTTGGCGGATTGCGTTTGCTTCAGCACACTTGGTCAACATCATGCGAGGTCTACTGCGCCACATGCTATTCAGATCTCCGTTTTTTTTTCGACGAGCAAACTCGTCGAAATATGCGGTATAGCGCGTGATTTCTACCGGAGAGACCCCCGCCGAGATTGCACTGACTCCGCTACTGAAGATACCGAAGACCGGTACAGTCGCGCTGATGATTTGTGACGGATCGTCCTTACTGAACTCTAACTCAGCAGCACCAGTATGCGTATAGCGCGGTGTCGTCGATTTGCGTGCCATCTTTCGTAAGCCATGGATTGACACAATCGGCGTTAATTCCTCGCGTTGCCGTTCCTTATTCCATACGTACGTTGCGTAGATTTCCTTTTTGAACGGGTTTAGTCCGTATTGATTAGAAATCGCTAGGAACAATTTCAAGTCTTCCATCGGTCGCGCTTCGCCAGTCTTCGTTAAGCCGAGCATGCTGCGGTGCAATGTCGCAACCATTTTTTCTTTGCTAATTTTCGTGTTTTCTGAAAACATACCAGACGCGAGCGGCACAACGTCTCGATACATCGTCAACTTTTTCTTTGCGACGGCCACTTTCGCGTCTTTCTCTGTTGTCATTCCGAGATCTCCTCCTTTCGTTATTCTTCAAAACCAAGTTTCAATTTCGCCAGCGCGCTTTTTGACTGCTTTTTACCCGATGATTGCGCGAAATACGCGTAAAGCTCCAAGTAGACTAGAAACGTCAAAATAATCGTGCCGACTATCTGGTAGAGCGGAATGTCTACCATAGCGTGTACCATTGGCATTTTCATCAAAGCCACGCCGGCGATAATGAAACTAACTTTCAGCACCAGATACGCGATGCCAAATAGCGCTTTAATGATTTGTTTCATGATTCATTTTCCTTTCGTTTTTAAGCATTTTCCCCATCAGGGAGCGAGACGATGTTGCCTCGCTCCGAATTATCACCAGAGAATGCCGCGTACCGCGTACCACGCTGTCCAGTTACCGCGCCCCTGATAAATGCGGAGGGCGTACTGTGCGTTGTATACGGGATCGCGCCAGTCACCGTTTGCGAAGAACTGCGGGTGGGCTTGATTGTTTATCTGAAAACAACCGAAGTCCTGCGAACCATCTTGGTTCACCGCACCAACTCTAGTGGCGATGAGTGACGATTCTTTCTGCGCTACCAACCGTGCTCCCGCCTGTAATTCAACAGGCCAGACTTTGGCGATAGCATCCGCGCAGCTTGTTGCAGCTGGTGGCGTCGCTGGTGTTTGTTGTGTTTCCTGAACCGCTGTCTTAGCCGCGACTGGTTCAGGAGCCGGTGCCGTCTTCTCAGCCGGTGCCACAATCGGCTCCGGTTTAGGCTCGTCTTTTGGCTTTTCAGCCGGTTTGACTGCCTGAGATTTCGACTTGTTAATGTTCTGTGGTTGCTCTGCATGCGCCTGCGGCACTTTCGCCGGTGGCGGTTGTATGAACGTAATCGCCAGAACAGATACGATCGCGTAAAGCAATAATCTTCGACTGATAACTCTGTCTCCGATTAGAACGAGCTGGCACACCATTGCAGTTGGTAGCCCGTCCGACGGATGCCCGCCTGATATTCACCAAGCCTTACGGCTCGCGACCTATTCGGTCACCTGCATGAGGTTGCCATCTTCCGAGAGCGACAGCCTCATCGAGTGAACGAAAAAGACCGGCGAAATGCCAGCCTATCGTTCGTATCAGTACGCTGCCCGCGCTTGAGATTCTACTAGCTGCAGCTAGGAGCGGGGTTTCACCGCCAGCTTCCGGTGCAAGCAGAAGAAGAACAGTCCACCACAGACTTTGAGACCTCTGTCGCACCTCTACGCCTTATCTTGCGTTCGGGCAAGGTACTAATACCAACAAAAAAAGACCGACATTTCTGTCGATCTATGATGAAAAACATTCTGGAGCCACGACCGAGGTTTGAACTCGGGACCTACGCCTTACCATGGCGTCGCTCTACCAGCTGAGCTATCGCGGCATCAAATTCTTAACTATGCCCGAGTCTGCTGATAAACTTTACCATGATTCTCTACGAAGTGTTCGTGTTTCCATGAAAGCGCTCTACCGCTGCAAATCGCCACTAAGCAGGGCGATGTGCGAGGCGCACATCATAGACCGTTGGTAAGGTGAGTTTTCAATGTGCGTTTGTTCTTTTGAACTGTCTTTATGTTAGCAAATTTTGACGCTAATGTCAAGTTAGCGTAAACGCCTATGTTTATATCTGGTGGGAGGGTGGTTTATCCACACCTCCCAAAAAAATTATACGCCCGTTGGTGTTTTGAATTTGTCGTACATCTCTACCAGTCTGCAATCATCTAGCCCGTGCAGATATTTTTCGGTAGTAGCCATGCTTGAATGTCTCATTAACCTCTGTGCTACGTCTATCGGTGCTCTATTGACTTGCAGCTCTGTACCAAACGAATGACGGAGCGAGTGCGGATAAAAGCCGTCCAGTCCCGCCTTGTCAAAAGCTCTTTTCATTCGATACCTCAGCTCGTCTACGCTGTACGGTCTACCGTCGTTGTATTTGGGCGACGGCCATAGGTAGTCGTTGATTTTTTGCGAGTCAATCCAGCAATCGAGTTTATCGCGCGTTTCTTGCGACATAAACAGCCGTCCAGCCTTACGACCTTTTCCGATAATGTTCATTTCTCGATCGCTAACATTGCTTAGTCGCAGATTTCGGAGCTCACTGATTCGCAGGCCAGAATCAAAAGCTAACGATATCAACAGCCACGAAAGCTCATCGGCGTAGTTCTTTGCACGGCCTATCTCCTTGCGAGTAAAAAACTTGCGACGTGGAGGATCCTCTTCTAGCCGATAGACTCGATTCAGGTTGATAGGGACACTATACCCCTCCTCTTTGAGCCATCGACAAAGACTGATGACATGGTTTACTCTGGTATTTACAGTTCTAGCTGCAACCGTCCCAGAGCACAACAGCGACTTCTGCCAGGACTTGAACACTTCGCTAGTGAACTCCCGCATGTCTTCGATTGCGACCTGTCTAGCAAACTGATTTAATACCGCCCGCTTACTAGACAACGTTTGCCTTGTCATGTTTCGGTTGTATTTGCAGAAATCCAAATAAGCTTCTATCTGCGAATGAATTGTTTCCATTGCGGTGAATTCTTTCTGCCCACCCGCTAAGTTGACATAATGTTGTTTTGTTGGCTAATTTTTATGTAAAAATGCTAAAGCGAGCAAACACCTATTACTATCTTTATTCTTATATTAATATATAGCGACGTCAGATTTGGGCTATGGTTCCGAGGTGGGCATAGCCCACTATTGGGCTATGAAAAATGGGCTTTCCACAGGGTTTTCCACGGAAAATGGTGGGTTTATGCTCAGTTTGTCCACAGAAATACTAAAGTTTTCCACAGGACATTTACTATAGCAAACCATTTTTGCAATAAAAAATCCAGCACATTGTGCTGGGTAATTGCCGCGGCGCGAGGGACTTATTGTTTGTAATAATCGACCAAGACACGGAACATAACGGTAGGTTTTGCCCCACCGGTAATAGACCGTGTCTCTATCCAACCTTTCTTCTCCAGTATCTCCCGTGAGTATTGCTGCTGGTGGCGATTAAGCCCGATATCGTCTTTAATCTCTCTGGTATTCTTGTTAAACCAGCCGTCAGCATCCTGCTCATATTTGGCATAATACAACAATTGCGCGTAGTAGTACGCCGCTGTTACATTCGCCTTTAATAAGCACACAATCTCGGGAGAAACCGGCACGCGTTGCGCGTCTCGTCTCTTACCCATCGTATACCCTCGCTTTAGCTTAGAGCGGAGTTGTATACATAAAGAACACAGCCCCGTCCAAAAATATGGTTGAGGCTGTATATCACTCTCGGAAGATTACTTTTATAATAGCATGATAGTTTCGTCATGACAACTGCTTGGCAATGGTATTATCGAATCACGGAATATAAACGCCGGATCGATTGCGGAGTTTCTGCCTAATATGATTCAGTCGCAAGCAGAGGGCTTGAAAATCGTCACTGGCTGGGGACAATTCCGCGGCAGCGGCGGCAATAGTGCTACAGTAGAGGTGCAATTTCCGCATGAGTTCAAGAATGAAGTTGTGATGGCGATGGTGTCATACAATGGCTTTCATACTGGTACGAAAGCAGAGAAACTTAGTGATTTCACAAACAAAATCGGCACAGGAGTAGTAGCAGAGTTTTTGGTGCGCGATAAAAAGTCTGGCGTAATTTTACTATCAACGTCTGGCATATTCGGCGGTGCGTGGCATGGTGTGTCATGGATTGTTATTGGTCATTAAACTCATATTTAGCAGTGAGCGCCGACTAAGTGCTTGCTAGCATACCTGCTTATGTTTATAATAATCAATGAAACGTAAGTCGTCTGGTGGGTTTATAAGCATTTTCCCCACCAGACGGGCTACGTTTTTTTTGATTACTCAACCTATACCGACACCGCCGCAACCTGCGGCGCAGTAAAATGGATTAAGACGTGGGGCATGAGTAATACTGGCTGGACTGTCTTGTACGGCGATACGGGGTGGCGAGATATAAGTACATTGTTGATAAACGGCTGGAAGAACAAAGCGAACCATATGACAATGCGGCGCATAAATTGCAAGGTCATTTTGAGATTTCCGTTTGTAGGTTTAGACGGCAGTGCGGCGACGAAGAGCGTATTCCTGACACTACCAGATGGATTTAAGTATAGAAACGGCTCAAATTATGGCGCTATCGGCACAATCGTTGTCGGCAACGGCTTTGAATTAGGAACGACTGCTAATTTGCAGATTGTGTCTAAGGACTTTGGCTCGCTTTCAACAAAACCATCGAGCCTTGATATGACCGGAGAATTGTCATGGACAACAGACGATGCTTATCCGAGCATACTGCCAGGAACTGCAGTATAATGCCACGCTCACTACGTTTGTTTATATATAATTATTAATCTTGAATCCTATGAACAAGCTCCTCTTTATCCCCGCCAAGCTCTTCGTATTTCTTAGCAAGGCTATCTACCTGCTCTGGAATCTCTTTAAGGTTATTGCGGCGGTTAATCTCGTCCATAATAAGTTGCAATTGTTCTTGTAGCTGTTCTTCAGTTAAAGTTTGTAGTCCATGTAGCTCCTTTCGTTAGTTTTCCTTGAAATTTCCAATTTTTACAAGTTATCGTAAGATTTTAGGGTTTCACGGTTAATTACTCACCCCCCCCCAGGCAGTGTCGTTGGCCAGTCGCTCTCAGTGACGTACGACATGTTGAACGAACACGCGTCGCCTTTCGTCCAGTCGCCAGTGCCGGGGATGCCGCGGACAGCAAAATCGTGAGCAGCTCGATACGAGTAGACAGAGCCGATATCGTCGCTGCTTCTGGTATTGATGATTACGAGTCCTTGAGCTCTACCCCAACCGGCATACCTGAACCCTAACGGCATGTCGTCTTTACCAGGAAATAGCCGTTTAATCACATAACGCCCGCCAGTTGGATTATCGCCTACCTTTAATCCGCTTGAACGCAAATACACCGTCCTACCGATACGCCGCAGCTGGATATTGCTTGTGCTATCCCAGAACGTGTCAAGCAGCGATTTAACATCTCGCCACCCCGTATCGCCGTACAAGACAGTCCAGCCAGTATTACTCATGCCCCACATCTTAATCCATTTTACTGCACCGCATGTGACGGCTGTGTCGGTGTAGGTTGAGCCTGGAGAAGCTGAGACGACGCCGTTGGGCTGTCCAGTACCGTATAAATGTGCAACTTCGCCAATCTTCACGTACGAGAGGTCAGAGGCGACCCGAATGACATTCTTACTGGTCTTGTTGTTCCAAATCAAGAACTCGCCGGCTGAGTTTAGTCCCCACGATATATCTTTGCCAGCTCTGATTTGCCGATAGCCGAGGACAGGGTTATTTGAATTGACGATAACCTCACTGGTGAACGTATCGCCAGCTTTGTTGGCTTTGCCATCCAAATCTGTCTCTATCTTCTTTCTAAGAGCTGTGTCTTGGTTGTCCACGTAGAATTTGTCGGCTTTTAAGGTCAAGTCTGGTTTGTTAGTTAATTGGTTGTAGTCGGTAGTGCCAGGTTCACCGCGCTCCCCTTTGGGGCCTCTCAACGCCTCTAATTGTGCCTGCGTAAAATCGCTATATTTGAACGCGTCGCCCTTTTCTCCTTTGTTGCCTTTGAGCTCTGCTTTTGAGACAAGATTATGCCAGGTGCTGTCATCTTTATAGTGCCACTGCACCCAGTCGCCTGATAGGCGGCATTCTATTTCACGTCCATCAGTACCAGGGTTGCCTTTCGGACCGATGAGGCTAGCGAGGCTTACAAGGTCATGCCAAACAGCTTCGTCTGTGTAGCGCCACTGTATTGCAGTAGCAGAGACTTGGAACTGGACTTCGCGCCCGTCAGAACCGCGCTCCCCGCGTTCCCCGCGGTCGCCTTTCGGACCGACATCCCCCTTAGATCCTTTGTCTCCTTTATTATATACGCCTATCTCAAACGTAACTTGCGGTAATAATCCATCCTTAGCCATTTCCGCCCCTCCTAATATCTGCACTTACCATTACTTGTATAAATTTATTTCCGCCTGGGAATGTAAACACATTCCCGTCTTTCGTACGTAGCTCGAACTCGCCCTGTAGAATAACAAACGATTCATCACCGACTTTGACATCGCGCGTATCGTCCGCTTCAAATCTGAGTTGATATTTCACACTGTCGCTGCTGCGATTGATGATGTCGGCGTCTGTCAGATGCTTTGATATGAGTGCCGCGCTATCATTCAGATCGTCGTCCGGCGATGGTTTTGCCATGAAATAAACATCCATGCCATCCTCATACGCGGCAATCGGTATCTGCAGAAAATGCTTGGCGGTATCGCCGCGTTTGAGTTTCAATATCATTGTTCTACTCCTAATGCGATAGCTTCTAGCGCAAGCTTACCGGCATTCATTTTGAAATGCCTATCTTCCAGCTCTAGCTGTACCTCGCGCCAGTATTCCTGCATTTCCTTGGCGTGCTGCCACTGAGATACGAGGGATTGTTCCTCGTCCGGTTTCGGTACGCTATCAAATGCTAGCTGCTCGTACATTACTGTTTCTTCCTCCCGCTCTTATAAAGCCCAAACATAACAAGCATGAATGTTCCAGCGATAATCAATGCACTGCCAAGGGCGTCGGTCTGTGCTGCTGTGAACGGAATGCTAAAGGCAATGACAAGCTTGGATACAACCATACCAAGTAGAATGAGCAGGTCGCCGGTGATGTATACGCCGACCTTGACGCCCTGCGGTATAGACTTCACGATATTCTGTGCGTCCTCGCTGCCAGCTACAGCCTCAGCAATGTCTGACGTTGTAGACTGTAGGCTTTCTAGTTGTTCTTTTGTAAATCCTGCTGCTGGTGCTGGTTTTTCTGTCATTTTCTTATCCTCCTGCGTTAATGACTGGTTTTTTGATGATTGACCCGCGTTATTCGCCTTTTTAGCTTCTTCCTCGGCACGTTTTTTGGCTTCCTCAGCCTCTCTAGCTTTATTTTCGGCTTCCTGTCTAGCTTTCGCCTCAGCCTCTGCCTGGCGCGCTTTTTCGGCTGCTTCGCGGCGTGCTTCGGCTTCCTGAGCGCGTCGTTCTGCTTCGGCTTGCTTGCCTGATATCAGCTGGGTATGTTCATTTGAGTTCAGCAGGTCTTGTCGCACCTGGTCTAGCGTCCAGCCTTTAGCTACTTGCGACTTGTAGTGTGCTATACCGCCATCGTCTGCGTCGCGCTCTAAGATGTCATGGTAAGCTTGTTTAATTGCTGAGGTTAGTTCAGCGTCTTTCTGTGCGGCTGCTTGCGCGGCTGCCTGCGCTTTGTTAGCTTCTAACTGCTTGCGTTCATTACTATTCATAAGGTCGCTGCGGATTTGGTCGATAGTCCAGCCCTCCGCTGCTTGCTGGCGGTAGTGATTGATACCGCCCTCATCGGCTTCGCGCTCTAGTACTTCGCGGTACACCTGTCTTATTTGGTCGTCTGATACACTTGGGCGATTACCTACGTAATTTCGCATACGATAAACTCGTACGCCGCCCCGACGCCAGTTGGCATGGAACGGGTCTATTCTCGATAAGTAGACGGTGTTGCCGGCTACGACGCGGGCACTAGAACCTGGCAAGGCAACGTTCTGTTCGAAGACGCGGTCTCCAGAAAGCAACACGCCGATGTGACCATACCCGCCGCCATCCTGCGGCCAGACGACAAGGTCGCCTTGCTGGCGTTGGTTAGGCGGTACTTCATAAGCTAGTCCTTGGTTTACCAGGGTGTTGCCGAAGTCTTTTGCATTGCCTCTAGCTGCACCTGGGTTTGGTAATTGACACATCTCTGCGCCGAACCACTTAACCAGGCTTACGCATTGACCTGTGAGGTCTCCGTCGTCCATCGTGCCATTACTGCTGCCTGGGAAGAATATTCCTAAGCGTTTTGCTGCGTATTCGTCTGCGTTTCTGTTGGCTGCCATGTCTCTTTCCTCTCTATTACTTTACGAATTTCCAGTGTTCAATGAAGTTGAAAATAAATCCAATGATAGTGATTGCTCCGGTGACAACCGCGCCGGCAACACTCATTTCCTTGCGCGTGACGAGTTTTTCAAGAGCTTTGTCGTTCGTTGTCTGATAGTTGGTAACTTGTGCCACCAGGCGTTCCAAATCCTCTTTGTCCGCTTTGCTCATCGTTGCCAGCTGCACGGCTTCGGTGAGTTGTTGAATACTGTTGTTTGTTGTCTTGAACTGCGCGTCGACAAGCTGTTCAAACCCTGCCATTTTTATACCCAGCTCGCGAACTGTCCTTGGTGTATCATTGTCGCCCACTTGATTTCTTTCCGTCATTATGTTTATTCCCATATAAAAATAGCCGCATTTCTGCGACTACGTTATGTTGTTATTGTACCACGATTTACCGGTCGGCAATAGCCTGGCTACTTCACGTATCTTAGTGTCAGTACAAACTCGCTCTTCCCCCATGTAAATGAGCCAGCAAAGCGAACTTGCGTCTTTGTCACGAGCGATAAGCCTAGACGGTGGTTGGGTTCAATATGCGGAATCACACATTTTAGCCCTGAGCTTCCTATCACACCGCCCATTACAATCGATCCAGTGAAAGATAATACTACAAAAGCGTCTGTCATGCCGACAATCCCATGGTCGAAGTAGACGTCTTGATTAGCATTGATGAATATGCTGCCTTTAATAGTTTTCTCATACACCGTCCGACCATCTATATACTTGACACCAGTATCGACCTCATCAGTAGAGTAGTCGCCTCGCGCAGTAGCACTCATATTCCGTGATTCGATAATACCATTGCCAATTTGGCTGCTATTACCAATCAGCACTCGTGATCGCAAGTCGGTGATATTGCTCTTTGTCAGCGACGACGCCATCTGCGGTACGGTAACGCGCGCTAATATAATATACGGATTTCCTGCACCGATTTTCGATTGAATTGTTGCAGTTGTCGGATCTGTCGGCGTAGCCGATGGCGTGCCGGCGACAGACGCAAGCTTCAGTACACCATTCGTATTATCAATAACAGTCGTCGTTGGCGTGACTTTACTATCGATGTACGCAACAATTAGATCATGACGCTCGTTTGATGGCGACGCTGCAGTAATTGCGACTTCCTCGTCAGCGTCAATTTGAATAAGCCGCGAGAAGTTCTGTCCCGTCTTGATTTGTCCCGTGCCAGGCTTCACTAGCACTTTCAACCCTGTCGTGTCGGTTGGTTCGACATTCAACCCTGCAGCTACGTCGCCATCGAATGCTGCCGATAAGAATGCCGATAGCGCTGCGGCACTGTGCCTACCGCCCTGCATGTTGAATACTTTTCTGCTCATTTCGTCGCTCCTGTTCGTTTATTACATAGCGCGAAAAAGAAAAAAGCGTAACTCTTGTCCGACGCTACGCTGTTATCATCATTATACAATAGTCACTGTACCCTTACCAGTTGCCAGCACGTAGAACTTCAATTGAAAACGAATCGGCACGCCATAGCCGCCACTGTATGGTACGTTGACATTCCACTCCTGCGCGAGAGGGTCGATAACTTGTTTACGCAGGATAATAGGCCGCAGACGCAGGTTGTCAATCCATTGATAGTTGCCTGTCGCTAATTGCATCACTCCCACACGAAATGCCGCAGGAGGCTTGCCGTCTATAGGCTTGTCTGGTACAAACCTGATTGTCAGCGTTTTGGTGATTTCAATATAGTCGGCCGGTACAGTGAAGTCCAAGTCCCACTCAAGACTACTCTGTAGTTTTTCTGTCCGCACTACATCCGAGCCGACGATCTGCGTATGGTGCAATTCTGTCAGCTGCTGCTCGATGTTCGCCAGTATGTCGTAAATATCCTCTTGTTCGGCTAGTCGACTCATGGTTATGCTCCTCTCTCAGCGGTTATTGTCACCGGTATATTCGCTACCACCTGTACCTTTATTGATACGCTTGAGCCAACTGTATTAAATACCGGTACATACCACTGCATACGGTTACTCACTGTCGCCGGCTGCGGAATCTCTACGAAATCGCCGCCAATCGGCATATTTACGCTGTATTTTGGTATTAAATCAGCCACCAAATTACTACCCTCGACTGCTTCAGCGGTAATAACGGCCACATTCCAGCCTGGCGAGTCGGGGAACTGTCCGGCATTGTTTGTCGGTAGCGTAATATCCCACTCTTTGCCGCTATCCTGCGAGAACATTACCACCTGGTTAGATCCGATAGGTTGCCTGGTCTTCAGCTCTTCTATGTCACGCCGCAGTTCTACAATTCTCTGAATGATATTGTCTGCTGTTCGTTGTATCATCGCTACGTCCTATATGATTTTATCTTTACCGACACTTCGCCGCGGTCTGTCGAACGCAGGCGAAATCTTACGTTTAATGTTGGTGAGTGGTCTGATGAATTTGTCGTATAGTTTGCCGAGGCGCGCCATTTATACAGCAATTTTCCTGCTGCATAATCAGTCAGTTCAGCGACATTGCTCATATACAATACCGCATTGCTCTTGCTAGCGACTGAACGAAACCCCATACCGAGCGATGGCGAATAAAACGGCCGCCACTCCGCACCATCGATAGACAATTCAATAAACGGATAAATGATAGGCGCGTTCTGCTTGCTTGGCGTATATGAATACTCTAACTCAAGTAGGTTACCCGTCATAGCGTTTGGTGTTGGCGGTAATTGTAGCGCATTCGTACGAGTTGTCGCACCATTATGATCCACCCACTCTACTTCTTGCCAGCTGTCCGATTCCGGCACTTGGTATGTTAGCACGCCGGAACGGTTGCTTGTTGGCTGCGGTGTCGTCTTCAGCTCTAACAATTGCTGCTCCAGGCGCTGTACCCAGCTCATCAGATATTGCGACTGGTGTTCGTCTAAACGGCTCATGTTCCGTTTTCTGCCTCTTGCTGCTCGATAATCTTGTCAATATCAATATCATCGAATGTTATTGTCGGCCGCTCGCTGTCATTGTCGTCTACAGACACTTCCAGCTTTTCTATGCGATAGTTGCCGCGAATGTGGTTAAACACCTCGTAGCCATTCAATTCTGCATACACCGTATCGCCAACGTGTAGTACGTTCAGGTCAAGCACGTCGTTCTGTATTGTCAGCACTGGTAATTCATAAATGTGCTTCGCTACTTCCCGAACGCCGTCAGCGTTCTGTTGTAATGTGTCCATGTGCTCTACCGAATTAAATGTCACCAATTTCTCGCGGCGATACTGCGCGCGCATGCAATCAACGTCTTCCGACGTCGTCATGATAGCGTCATCGCCATTACCGCTGCCGATAGCGATGATATGGTTGGCAAGCGACGCTGCCGACCGCTCGAAGTCGAACGATGACACGTTGCCTGGCCATATCAGCCGAATATCAGGTCGATACGACCCCATAGCGTCGTATGTGTTAAACTTTTTGTCCGGCGTGAACTGTATGTCAGGGCCTTTGATTACGTTCGTCATACGCACTATAAAATCTTTCACTCTTGCGCGCACTTGGTTGCGTTGCCGCTTCATGCCTCGCGATACGTAGTCGCCCTTTCGTATGCCGAAGTCGCCGTACGGCTTCTTCTGGTATTGATCTATCACCCGCCATAGTATTTCACCCTGGTCGACGTCATTCTGAGATACATCTACAAACGCATCCTTGAAGTAGTTCAAATAGCCGGTACAGCTCACTTCCACCTTTACCGATGGATCGTCCGGTGTGTAGTGTAGCTTCACAACATGCGCACCAATTCGTTCCACGCCATCCCGCACCAGGCGAATATCAGTAACCGCAGAGTCCATGAAATCATACGGCGTCATATTTATTTTCTTCAAATACGCCTCGTACTCGCCTAGATCCATATCAAACGACACTGTTTCAGCTGCATTGCGCTGCTCTGTCCACTTCAGGTTATGTGCGAGATGCCTTATGTCGCCTAAACAGCTGCCAGATTTGTTCCAGACTTCTATTCTGTAGCTCATAGCTATATTCCTATCGACCCGCTGCGGTATCGCACCTCAGCTTCAGTTTTTTCGCTCAATACATCAGTCACCAGCTCTACGATATTATCGCCAGGAACAAGTCCCCAAAACTCTGATCCAGCAGAACGCAGTCCGTAGATATCCAGTCCGTTGTACATCACAATTCCGTTAAACATATCAATACGCAGTTCATCGCCGTCGTTTGTCTGAATTTCGATTTTTATCATCTTGTCGGTCGTTCGATTGATGAGCTGCGGGTTCGTGCCGCGCGTTTTTATAGTGATAATCGGCTTTACTGTTTCGTTGCCGGCGTTCACGATTTGCGTTGACAACGAGCCTCCGCTGATGTCCAGCGGAATGTCAAACGGTATATCAAAACCGCCCTCGACGGTCTTACGAATAATCGCGGCAATGTCGCCGTCAGTATTGTCATATAGTATCGGGTCGTCTGCTCTCAGGTTAATTTTATAGTCGATTCGGTTCATGATACGCGTTATCGGCGCGGGAGCGTCTAACACTACCACGTTTGTTACGTATTCATGACCGCCTAGCGTCACGATACGCAGCGTCAGACGGCGTTTGTGCAGTACACTGGCAAATTCCCTGCGTTTCGCCTCTACGTCGGCTATAGAACGCCCATAAATCCAAACAGGGAACGATATAAAGCGCGCGTCATAGCATTGTTTACTCGTCCAGCCGCCATCGCGGCCGATATTTGAGCCGCTCGAAGTACGTATACCAGGTAATCCAGCCAATCCCTCCACCGGATCACCCAAATACACGCCGTTTGCTGGGTCGTTTACCTTGAATTCGTCCAAATATAGCTCCATACGTTATTCCTCCTACAGCTGGCTCGCTAGATACCCCATATCGCTGGCAATTCGTTGCGCGTCTACCTGCGTCTTCACGTTGTATTCGTTGTTTATGGTGACATTCTTCGATGGCGCGCCGTTACGGCCGTCTGTGCGTGCTATCACCTGCGCTATGAGGCTTGCCATTTTACTTTCCGGCACTACCCACTCTGCTTGCCCGCCCTCTGCTACGACAACATGTTGTCCGCCTGGCGTTGGCGGGATGATACCGCCGGTAGCAAGTTGAGGAATTGTTGGAATATTAGGGGTCTTGCCTCCTAATCCTGGCACCCAATCAGGCACTTTTAGCCGGTTAATACCCCCGATTACAGCATTTATGCCGCTAATGATAGCGTTTATCGGCCCTTTGATAATTCCGCCAATCGTACCCATCACATTGCCGATACCTCTAACCAAGCCGGACAATCCATTGAGTACGCCGTTCCACAGTCCGCCAAAGAATCGCGCTACTGGCTGGATGACGTTATTATTGATCCAGTTAGCAATAGGACTTAGCACACCTGAAACTGAGTTAAAGAAACTTTGCGCGCCGCTAACAATACCGTTCCATAAACCTGAAAAGAAGTTACCGATAGGCGTTGTGACATTCGCTGAAAACCAGTCGGCAATAGGCGATACCACGCCCATGACAGAGGCTACGAAATTCGTCACACCCTGAACGATGCCGTTCCACAGGTCGACGAAGAACTGTGCCACCGGTTGAATAACATTATCGTAAATCCATCCGGCTATTATGCCAATTAAAGCAAAGTAAGCCTGTACAGCTTCCGCCACGACAGAAACTATAGTCGACATAATACCCACAACGGCCGAAACAATACCGCTTACTACTCCAATGATGAAATTAACAATATCGCCAATATGCTTCGCTATTTCAGTAACAACACCGACGATTATAGCAACAAGCCCCATAACACCTTTAGCAATGAATTCTACGACTGTCGCGACAATAGCGACCACTGCAATGAATAGTCCAGAAATCACACGCCAGATAGTATCAAATATCGGCGTAAGGAAGTTGATTACAGGCTTCAGCGCGGCAGAAATACCATCAGCGACTTGTTTGAAAAACCCGACTATCTTGCCGACGATACTGCTAACCGTGTTTATGATGGAACCGATTACGGTAGCTATTGTCTGTACAACCGGCTTCAATGCCTCGCTCGCTTTCCCTGCGAAGTCCGCGATAGCGCCAGCGACTGCACCGGCTACTTCAGATATTTTGTTGAATGCCGGTTCAAGCTTTTTCAGCACATCGCCGATAAACTTACCGACTACTTCGGCTGCTCCTTTGATTTTATTCCACGCACCAATGAAGAAATTACGAAATCCCTCTACGTTGTTCCAAAGATATATAAATGCCCCGACAAGCAATGCGATCACACCGATAATGATAGTGACGATTCTGACGATAGGATTGTTACCTATAACCTTGTTAAAAACGTCTATCGCAACTGAGGCGACTGTAGTGACGGCTTCCAGTATTGTCGTAACAGTCGTCCACGCTTTCGTTGATGCTATAGACAGCTTGACTGCGGCGTCATGAGCTAATACCGCCGCCGTGAATGCACCGACTGCGACAGCAACAACCGCAAACGCTTCCTTGTTCTGTTTGACGAATTTAATGAAATCAGCTACCTTGTTTAGTATTTTTTCCATCTGTACGCCAAATCCACCCGCAGCACTGTTCATATCACCCGACCCGAGCGCCTCAATAATATTCGCAACACCGCGCGTCACCGCCGTCTTTGCATTTTCCATGCCAGTGGCGATACCGCCCGTTGCGTTCTTTGCCTGCTGGGCAAATGTTGGTAATCCTCCTGTGCCCTCAGTATTCAGCCTGATAAGCGCATCGCTTAGCTGATCCATCGTAATATTGCCGTTCTTGATTTCCTCGTACAGCGCGTTTGCGTCGACTTGTCCCATCGACTTTGCGAGTTGATCCATCTGTGCCGGCATAGCGGTCATAGCGGTACGCCATTCCATCAAGTCCGGCTTGCCGCGTGCGAATGCTTGGCTCAACTGCTCCATTGCAGCCGACTGAATTGTTGATGACGCACCACCGGCGATAATGGCATTATTAAGCGCTAGGAATATATCAGTCGCCCTGCCGACGTCCTTTGTTTTCATTGTCAGACGTTGAATCGACATTGCGGCATCGTCCAGGCTTGTCGGCAGCCCTTTTAATCCATCAGAGGCGCGTTTAATAGCAGCTTGTGCTTTGTCGGTAGAGATACCAACGTTACTCATGACACGCGGGAAGTTCTTCAGCGTATCGACGCGTTTAATAGCACCATCGACAGAATTGCTGATCATGTCGATACCCTTATGAATTCCTGCTGATATCAAGTTACCAGCAGCAACCGACACTGCACTGCTAAATTTGTTAAAGCCCCTTGCACTCTTGTTGCCAGTCTTTTCGGCTTTACCAGTAAATTTATCAACAGCCGAGCTCGCCTGGCTGAGCGCTTGAACAAGCTGGCTGCTGTTGCCTCTAATTGTCAGTGTTATTTCGTTGCTGGCCATGTTAGTATTTCTTTTTTACCGCTTCATCATAAGCTTCTTTTTCTAGTTTGTTTTCTACCATCCGCTTTGCCATGATTGCCTCTATCAACCATTCCGGCGAGTCTAGGTAATCATCGTATGTCCATCCGTAGTCTTTCAATATGCTGGCAATAATGATTTCCTGAGACACCGGCGACTGCGTTCGGTATGCTCGCTCATAATCCTGAGCGAGTTCTGTTATTCTTTTGGGTCTTTCGGTACCAGAGTCTTTTGAATCGCTTCAGAAATAACCATGAAATCGTCGCCATCCGTTGAGTTCATCAACGCCTCAAACGCGGCTTCAGTGCCGTCAGCATCTTTGTATCGAACGAGGAGCGATTTAATACCGAACTCTATCGCCTTATCAACATCATCACGCACCTTTGCGAATTGCACGCGCGTACGGTTGGTGATTCCTGCCTTAAGCGCCGCATCTCCACCGCTTGGTAGTTTGATTATTTGGATTTCGTCCACTGAAATGCTCCTTTTCATATTAAAAAGGTCGAGCGACGACCAGCAAATCTAAACCAAAAGAAAAACGTGGACGTTTTTCGACCACGTTTGTTATTTCTGATTATAACACAGTTCTAATGCACACCGCTGTTAAATCTCTATCTTCTCTGGCTTTTCATGCGTATGGTTGATAACAGATATCCTAAACTTCTTGTTCGCCTTGATAAGCAAGTTATTACCGGTATTGATGATTGATCCGGACGTCGACCTTGTATTGTCGATGTGCGATTTATATTCAAGCACTATGTCGCCACTCTTTGTTTTGAGGGTTGATATTAGCTCAAGCTTACTGTCGACTTTCTTTTTCTTCATGCCGAGCGAGAATATACCAAACGCTGCTGCGCGCGTTAGTGTGACGCGCCCTGATTCGTTAGACTGCTGGTTTTCTGTGTATGAAAAATCCTTGACAGATGTCCACGGGACGGTGGTTAGCAATTCTTTTCTCTTGTTGAACGGTCCCCCCCTGAAGAGGTCGATACCATCAGCGTGGGCGAGCATCGTGAAGTATTTAATATGCTCTGGGATTGCTTTGTGGCTACCAAAGTACTCACCATCAATCTGGACAGGATTGTCCCGCTTATATATTTCTTTTGCCGCCTTGATTGCCGCTTTTTTCTCGGCTTTATCTTTTATTTGGCGGGCTTGCTTGATGGCGTCGCCATAGCGATCCCACATCTCTTTCTCTCGCTGTCTACTCATGACGTCATTATATCATTTTATACGCCATAACCAGCCATAGTTTTCATCCACACGTAAATAGAGCCACCTCAGCAGCTCTATATTACCGCATTTTCAGTAGTGAACTAGTACGTGTACTTGTTCACCAATGTCGCCGTCACGCTCTTAGAGAAGTCCTCTACGTCCAGCAACATAGCGAAGTTTATTGTCTCGGTTGAGATATCGCTCAAGCCGTAGCTTGGCTCACGACTACCGAATGCCGCACGAGATATATCAATCGTCAAGCTTGTCGGCGTCGTGTTGCCTGCCATGTTCTGCGGGTCAGAAAGAGTGAACCGCATTGCTTTCACGGCGTCGTTTAGCACGTAACCGCGATACGTCGTGTCGTTGTATAGCTTCTCAAAGCTACCGCTTACTTCGAAGTCCGTATTCAGGATTTCGCTATACGTCACCTCGTTCGCCGTACCAGTCGGCATAGTCTGCTGCGGCGATAGCGTCTTAGTGAATGTAAGCGTAAAGCTTTTAATATCCGTCAGCGCAGGAGCGGCTGCTAAACCTGCCAACTTGTCAGCAATGCGTAACTGCGCATGTTTCGGTAAGAACTCCTTGTCCACGACGTATGCGACAGTGTTCGTCGCCGTTACAGAGCGCCTAGATTTGATCGGGAACTCAATCTTTGGATAGCTATCAGGACTCCAGGTGATTGTGAACGATTCTGGCAGTGCGTATGGAAATCGCACGTCCAGATTCGGCTCTTTGATGGCCAACGTTGCCGATAGGTGTTGGTTGTCGTCCTGGAGCGTAAAATTATGGCTTTTAGCGTTCGTGTCGCCTGTTACCGGCGTTGTTGCCGGTTTCTTGCCGAATACGAGCGACAGGAAGTAGTAGATGCCTTTGATAAACATCTTACCGCTTACACTACCATCACCAGCTACAAGCGTAGTAACCTTATCGTTGTTCTTGATGATAGTACCAAGCGCAGACTCGTTGTAGAGCGCTGTATCAGCATCCTTAATACTCAAGTCCAGGTGCGGATACCAGTATTCCGGAGCAACTGGCGTGCCTTTGGTTGCTTCAAGCCCGATACCGACGGCGACCTTTCGCCCACTAAACTTTGCCATGTTAGTTTTTCTCCTTATTGTTACGGTTTGCTATCGCGATCGCCTCTTCAAGCGACTCAGCGTCAACTGGTATTCCCAATTCGGGAAAATAGAAATGCTGCAGGTCTTTACTCTTCTCTTCCTGCTTCTCAACTGATTCCTCTGGTTGTTCCTCTGTTTGTTTTGTAGCCATATACTCTTTCCTTTTTGACAAAATATGGCTGATAAGTTTAAGCCAAAGAAAAACGCGGCCGTCCTTGTCAACCACGTTTGTTACCTCTGATTATAGCATAGCCTTTGTCATGGCTACAAATTGATGAGCTGGTTCGTCTTCAATGTCAGGTGCACGATTGCTTCGGCCGTTACTAAGCCTTTGTCTCGTGTTTGATAGTCAAGCTCGACCTGGATCGGTGTTGCAGGGTCGACAAATAGCTGCATCGGGTCGCCATTCTTCGTCAAATCCTGATGATGCATGAATACGCCGGAAACAGAGTCTTCTCGTATACTGAAATCATCATTCCTGCCGCAGGCAAGGCTAATAACACGCTGATGGCTCTTAGCGTCTAATCCTTGCCCAAAGTCGCGCGTCATATCGCATACGATATCAATTACTACCGGTAGAGTTGATTCCATTTCGTGCGAGGCGTCCATGTCTAGGCTCTGCTCCTCATACGAGATAAATGCCATCGGCTTTGATAGTTGCGATTTATTCACAACGCCAGGGTCGCCAATGCCATAGCGTCCTTTTAGTTCAGTCGAACCATGCGTATTTAGCACTTCTTTTACTCGTTCAAGTATCGCGTCTTTATAGTTATTCATCACATCCCCTCCATAATGTATGCTTGAATTATCTTTGTCACTTTTCTACGCTGCGGTTCTTGGAAATCCATCATGATACGTCGCGGTAAGCGTTTGCGCGGCGCTTTACTCTGGTGATACTTGAAATAGTGCATTTTGTTGCTAATCGTCACAGAATTGTCTCTGACACGAGCCTGAAAGCTATTGCGCATTCGTCCGGTAGCTTCAAGCAATGGATGTCCGTAGTTATGTGCCGGTCTCTTCCAGCGCTCCCAAACCTTGCCTTTTACGTCAAAGTTGTCGTCTATTATATCCAACATGTATTTACCAATTTCTGTCATCGGCGTTCGTAAGTTGCGTGCACGCTTCCCCCTCGTATCGAGTGTCGCCACAACCTGCTTGCTGCCCTCGACCGTTACGCTAATGCGCAGCATGCCCATCAGAAACACCTATCATCATTATGGCGGCGATGTTCACGGAGTATTTCGCGCTCTGTGTCGGTAAATAGATCGCCTTTCGACGCTGAGCCGAGGCTTCTTAGCGTCGTGTTGATTTGCCCATCGCTATCAATACCGCACTCACCGCCGGACTTCGCATAATCCTCAAGCGCTTCCTTGGCGGTTTTTAGCCGTTCGTAGCCGTCTTTGCTCGTTCCCTCAATATCTTGGTTATAGCCGTAGTCGCGTATCAATAGCCACGCTGCAGCTAGTTGCCGTGTGATATTCCGCACTATTTTTGGCACTGATCTACCCTCACGACCATACGGCGCGCAGTTATCGATGGACTTCATCCGGTTATTGATTGTTGCCTGCGCCTCTTCTCGGCGGCGCTTGGCAGATTCCATACTTACGGGGCTATAACGATAGTCTACTGTCACTGTCACGCCCTCTTTGGGTGCTTCAGCCGTAGTAATCGTACCAAATACTTCATCAACATCGACAACAGTCACTGGTACACCGTCAAAATAGACACGTAGATCTTCCTCTGTGACCATATCATCGTAATCTAGGTCGCTCAGAGGCTTATTATTGACGGTAAATGTCTTATTTTGGCCGTCTACTATACCATTCGGAATTTCAGCCAAGACTGCGTGGGACAATCCGGCTTCTTCGATGATTTCCTGTAGCGTACAGTAAACAGCCATACGAACACATCTACTTTCGTCGTTCAGCTAAGATTTTCTTAGCCCTCTTCTCAGCGTCAGCTTGTGATTTCGCGTTCACAATACCAAAACCGTCCACCCAGAACGGTTTCAGCTTACTATCGACAGCAGGTTCTTCTGCCGGCTCCTCAGCCTGCTTGTCCTGCGTATCAACTTCTGGTTGCTCGTCACTTTCTAACTGCTCCACTTCATCGGGTTGTGCCGTCGGTTGCAATGCTTCTGCCGGCTCCTCAGCCTGCTTGTCCTGCGTATCAACTTCTGGTTGCTCGTCACTTTCTAACTGCTCCACTTCATCGGGTTGTGCCGTCGGTTGCAATGCTTCTGCCGGCTCCTCAGCCTGCTTGTCCTGCGTATCACTCATAATATTTACCTCTTTGGTTAATTTTTATGGAAATGGGCGGCGCTGGAGGACACCACCACTATTTCGTCCGCCTATTAGGCGCCCGTCGAACCGACAATCAAGCGGTATTTCGAATAAGCTGCGTCAAAGCGACCATCCGTACCCCAGGTATAGATATCAGCATCATCCTGGCGGTCTTTCATTATCTGACGTAGAGCACCTATCTTGCGGCGTTCAATGATTTCAACCGGTTTCATGCTGCGACTGAGGTCAGCAACATACCAGCTGGTGTCGGTGATTTGCGGAATAACCACAATCTTCACTGCATCGAAGTTAGGGTTGCTTTCGCCACCAGCAAGATATTCCTTTTTAACGACGGCACGTGCCGCGGCCTTGTTCGACGGGCCAACGATGAGCGTAGTCGCCAAATAGCCGTACGAACGGCCCTTGTCGTCGCGCTGCATTTCAAGCTTCAAACACGCTTTGTCGAAGTTCTCGCCAGTCAGTGCGCCGGTTTGCAAGTTGCCGTGGTCGGTTGAGAAGAACTTCTTGCCGTCGCCCATGCTCGTGACAAAGCCTTTATTGATAGCCTCTGCCGCCAAGACGCCGTACATCAACTTGTTCTCAAGTGCCATCTCTTCGATCGCGCTCTTGTAGATACCAAGCTCGTCGTCTTCCACGTCCTCGCCGTTGATAGCAACCGACTGCTCCCATTTACCGACCTTTTTCATTTCGGTTTGGAATTTGAACGTGCCTGGTCGACGCTCAGACAGCCACCTGCGCATGCCTGGTACGCTTGTCAAGTTTAGAATACGGGCGACACCAGTTCTGTTCGGCGTCACCGTGTACAAGCCAGCAGCGTGATCAGTGAAATCTTCGCTCATGGCTTTTTTGAAAATCGTCTTGACGTATAAGTCTACACGATTGAGTTGAGTAGGGTTAAGAGCCATTTCTCATGTTCCTTTCTATGTTTATTTATTAGCCGGAAGTCCAGCGTTTACCTTTACACGAACCGACGTTGTGCTTTCAATTTTGGTGATGATACCAATACGAACCGTACCGGCAGCACCAGCGTCAAGCGCGACAGTGTGGTCGTCGGTCAGCACAACACCTTTACCAACGTTCGCTTGCACGCCGACGGCAGCTTCACAGTCAAAGCTAAACACGCCCTCGGGCGACACGCGTAGCAAACCGCCATCCGTAACAGTTTCCTGTGCAACGCCGAGAAACGTTTCTTTCGTCGCACCTGCATGCGCAAGACCGTTCGCAGCGGCAGCCGTTACCGCAGCACCGTGGTAGATCGGGCTCGTACCCGCCTCAACTTCGATAAAATCACCAGTCTGGCGGCTATCGTCTCGTGGAGCTGTTAAATTAGCCATTATTCATCTCCTTTCAATGATTTCTTTGTTTCTTTGAGTTCTTTCTCGGTTACGCCGAATCCGGTCAACGACTTCTCGTCATCCGTCAATTCAACATCCTCGTCAGCCTCTTTGTCCCCGCCTGCGACACCTTTCTCGTCAAGGAAGATACCTTTCGGCGTCTTCTCAAGAAATTCTGACAACAGTACAGCAACACTCTTCTTCGCGCCGTCCGCAAGCTCTACTGAGGTATTGCTTTGCGAACTGAGGGCAAGGTATGCGTCTTTTTGAGCTGGAACGACCTTGCCATCGCTCAACAGCTTCTCAAATTGGGCTTCAGCCTCTTTATCGGCAAGCTCGCGTTCACGCTTTGCCAGTGCAGCTTCACGATCGGCGAGTTCTTTCTCTTTCTTCTCGGCGTCTGATGATTCATCATCAGCTTTGTCAGCTTTGTCTTCTGTCTTTTCTTCCGGCTTGGTCGCGTCTGCAATCTGCTTATTCACAGTCTCTACGCGGTCGCTCGGCACTTCAATCTCCGCGCCGGCTGCGACAGTAGCGGTTTTTTCTTCGCCGTCTTGCGTAAACTTCACTTCAACGTCAAAGTCTCTGTCATTTTTTACTTTATCCATCGGTTCTTCCTCCTTGTTTGTTTCATTACCGTTGGTTTCGCTAAATAAAATCGTGGCAACGTGCTTATCTGCTAGTGCCGGCTCGAACTCTGTCATGCCTTTGATATACGGGTCATTCACGAGTCCTACATGTTTCAATACATCGTGGAATATTTTGCCGGTCTTTTTGTCCTGATATTCTTCGTCGAATGCTACACTCGTATCCACTAACACACCGTCCTCAATGTCTGCTGCCGTATCAGGCTTACGAATCTCAATAAGTCCATACAAGCCGTCGTCACGAGCTTCTAGGTCGATGAGCCAGCCTTTTGTACGTTCAGCTAACTCAGCGGACGTCTGCGGGTGTCCTACCGGTACAGGAACACGGGTTATCGGGCCGTTCTTAAAGTTATCAACAACGCGGTCGCCCCATTCCTTGTCGAGGATCATCTTCCTCCCCGCATTCCGCGGGTCTACGAAGTCGCCATAACCGGCAATCATCTTCTTGAAACGTTTGAACTTGCCGTTATGAGCATCAGCAAGCTTTACGTCTCCATGCTCAGTAACCGCGACATAGCGACTTCGTAGCGTGTTTGTATTAGTGTTTGTTTGTGTTTTCATGATTGTTTGTTCTTTAGCAACGTTTGAAATAGCCACGATAGCGGTGGTCG